GCTTCAAGCCGTAGCGGAGCCGCCCGTCGATGTTGGACATCAGCGCCGCGAAGTCGTCGAGGATCTGGCGCGAAGCCCGGATCCAGTGCGCGATCGTGACGACGGCGCTTTGCATCAGCGCGTACACCAGACCCGATTCCGCCTTCAGCGATCCCTCGCTCACCGGCGCCGCGTTGTTCGTGAAGCCGGTTTCCTTCACGTATTGAATCATGTTCGACGTGGTTGTGCCGGGCGTGATCAGGTCGCGCACCGTCATGCGCCGCTCGGGGCCCTGGAAGACGTACGGCAGGTATTCGGGCGGCACGCCGACCGTTTGCGGCACGGTGGTGCCGATGCTGGTCAGCGTCGCGCGCGGAATCTGCCCGACGTAGCCCGATTGCGTCGACTTGATGCCGCCCGCGTCGACCCACGCCTTCAACGCTTCGTCGTTGATGAAGATTTCGCCGGCCGTCTTCGGCGTCGGTCGCTCTTCGGCGCCGCGCCGCGCGAGCTTCTGATCGATCTCCTGCAAGCGCGCCGTCAGCCGGCTTTGCTCCATCAGCAGGCCATCGACTTGCGGCTTGAGCTCCACCGCCATGTCGCCCGACTTCTTCGCCTGCGCGAGCGCCTTTTCGCCGACCTCTTTCACCTGATCGCGGATGCGAAGCAGTTCTTCCTTGACCATCTTGGCGTCGACTTGCACGACGCCGGTGTTTTCGTCACTCATGGGGATACCTCCGCCACGGCCCATTCGACGGACCGCATCGACAGATCAATCGAAAGCGACGCGAACGCGTCGCGCAGTTCGTGCCCAGCGTCGCGCGTGGGCAACAGCACAGGCGGCGTCGGCGCAGCGCTTGGCGTGCCACCGTCGTTGGCAGCGCGTGGCGTGCCCCCGGCCTCCTTGTATTCCTTGAGCATCGCGCGGCGTTCGCTGCGCGGCATGCCCGCCTTGGCGAGCGCCATGTCGAGCAAATAGGCTGCGATGCGATCGTTCGCACGCGCCGATTCCTTGACTTGATCGGCGGCGAGCAGCGCGTCGGCGAACCCGTTCTTGACGGCGTCCTCGCCGCCAAACCACGTCTCGGCGTCCATCAGCGCCATCGATTCGGCCTGCGTCATGCCGCTGCGCGCCGAGTAGATCGACGCCATGCTGCGATCGAATGGCTCCATCGTCTGCGCCGCGTCGATCATGTCGTTGCGATTGCCGATCACGACCATCCAGCCGTTGTGCATCATCATAAAAGCGGACCGGGCGATCTCGACCGTGTCGCCGGCCATCGCGACGACCGACGCGGCCGACGCGGCGAGCCCGAGCACGCGCGTCGTCACCGTCCCCGAGTGCTGGCGCAACACGTTGTAAATCGCGATGCCCTCGAACATATCGCCGCCCGGCGAGTTGATGTTCACCGTCACGTCCTTGCTGTCGCCGATGCTGCGCAGCGCCGCCGCCACTCGCTTGACCGTCACGCCCTCGCCCGTCCACGGATCGAACCCGATCGGGTCGTAGATCGAAATGCTGTTGGGCGTTTCCGTTGGCGGCGCCGCCGCGACGATGTTGGGCGACCAACGGTCGAGCGCCCGCGGCGCGAGGTCCCACTGCATCGTCGTCTCGGGCCGGTCCTGACGCGCCATTGGCATGAACCGTTTCGTCATGATCACTGCTCCGTGGTTGCCGCGATCGGTTGGGCGGCATTCTGCTCCGAGTCGATGCCGAGCCACGTCCGAAACGCGTTGCGCGCCTGCATCGCGGACGCATCCTGTGGGGCCGCGCCAAGCTGGTCGAGCGGCGCCAGGTTGACTTGCGCCGTCAGTTCGTCGGCACCGCCGCCGCGCGGCGCGAGGTTTTCCTTCACCCGGCACTCGTCGCGTGTGTAGATGCCGTTCTGCACCATCGTCGAATAGAACGCCGAGCGCGCGGCGCTGTCGGCGCGCAGCAGCGCCTCGAAGTTGAACTCGGCGTAGAGGTCCATCCGCTCGGCTGCGGTCAGCAGCTTGCGGTTGATCGTCTGCTCGATCCGCTTCAGCCACGGCCGCAGCGTGAACGTCAGGAAACCGATCATCTGTTGCTCGATGCCGGTCCCCCACGAGGTCGACTTCTCGCTGTGCCCGACCATGAAGGGCGGGACGCGATACCAGCGGCAGATTTCCTCGATCGAGAACGCGCGCGTTTGCAGCAGTTGGGCGTCTTCGGGGTTGATGGCGATCGCGTTGTACTTGATGCCCGCTTCCAGCAGCGGCGCCTTGCCGGCGTTGATCGAGCCGCGATATTCCTCGAGGCGGGTCTGGAACGTCGCCCGCAGCTTTTCGGGCACCGTGTTGGGCGTCTCGAACGTGCCGCCCATCAGCAGGCCGTTGCGGAACACCGTGCCCGACGCCTTGTCGGCGGCGATCGCGTTGCCGAGCACGTTGTTCGCGTAGGCGATCGGGCTGAGGCCGACCAGCCCGTTCATGGTGAACGCGGGGACGTGCAGCATGTCGTCTTCGTTCGACTCGTAGACGCGCCCCATGAAGTCGTGCCAGATGTAGAGCAGCGAGCCGTCCGGCTGTCGGCGGATGACGACGCCGCCGGGCGGAACGAACTCCAGCGCGACGACGACGCCGGCGGCGCGCACGATCAGCGCGTAGCAGTTGCCCCACAGCAGCAGCGACGCGAGCATGACCTCCCAGAAGCTGACCGCCGTCATGTCGGCGTTCGGCGAGTCGTGCAGGATCAGGTAGAGCGGGTGCTTGGTGGCGACGGTGCGCTCGGGCTGGCGTCGGTACAGCATGATCGGCAGCGTGCCGACCGTCTCGGAAATCAGGCGCACGCAGGCCCACACGGCGGACATCCGCAGCGCGGTATCGACGGTGACGCGTTCGCCGCTGTGCACCATTCCGCTGGTGAATTCGGCCCAGAACGCGTGATCGGTCAATTGGATCGGCAGGCCGACCCAGCCGGCGAGGGCGGCGCGAATCCGGTTGCGCAACCCGCGGGGCGGCGACAAGTGCGCGGGCGGTGAAAGCATCGCGAGTTGATTCGCCATTGCGAGTCTCCCTGTTCAAACGATGGCCGGGTTCCTCAGCAGGTTCGCGATCACGTCGTCCTGCACGGTTTCGAGCAGCCCGACCGCCATCGCGAGCGTCACGATGCCGTCGATTCTGCCGCGCGACTTGCGCTTGCTGAAAATCATGTTGCCCTTGTCGTCGGTGGCGACGAGCACGGCGCTCGCGGAGCAATACGTCATGCACGGGTTGCGATGCACGTCGATTCGTTCGTCGCTGATCGCGTTGCCGAGCAGTTCGATCGAGCGCGGCATCCACAGCGACGGCACCGCGCGGCCGTACTTGTCCGTCTTCGGCTGCGTGCGATAGCCGCCCTGCGGGTGCGCGATCAGTTCGATCTCGGTGCCGGTCGCATCGAGCTCCGGTTCGAGGAAGGCGATCCGATATGGGTCGAAGCACGCCCGCGTCAGTTCGGGCAGCAGCACGTTCAATTCGGCGAGGCGGGCGGCGACCCACGCGTAGACGATCGCGCGACCGGGCGTCGCGCGCAGGAACCCTTGCTTCAGCCACAACTCGTACGGCACCCGGTCGAGTCGGGCGCGCTCCTGCAGCGTGTCCATCGGCGTCCAGAACTCGGTGTACGCCTTGATGCGGCCGTCCGGGTGCGTGCCGGCGATCGTGAACGCCGTGAGGTCGCGCGTTCCCGACAGGTCGATCGCGCCGACGAGTTCGGTGCACTCGGCGAGCGTCGCGATCGGGTCGAACACCTTCTCGCAGCGCAGCCAGAAGTCGCCGTCGATCCACGGGTTCTCGGCGCCGACCCACTGGCAGAAGTTCAGCCGCGCGACGGACGACTGCTTGGACGGCATGCCGCGCGCCTCGCGCAGCTGCTCGTGGATGTAGGAGGGCTGGATGATGTAGTGCAGGCCGGGGTTCGCCTTCGGCCAGCACGCCTCGTCGACAAACGGCTCGTCGCCGTCGTCGAGCGCGCACACGTAGGCAAACCATTCGTCGTTGAAATTCGCATCGTCGCTCGCTTCGGCGAGGACGACGAGGACCGAGTACAGGTGGTGCTCCCAACAGACCGTCTCGCGATCGAAGCCGCTGTTGGTGATCTCGATCGTCAGCGGTTGGCGACGCCACTTGCGCCCGGCCGACGCCATGTTTACCACCGTCGCGTCGGGGTGCTCGTGCACCTCGTCGATCAGGAAG